AGTCTGTTTCTACTTTTAATCTTGCTGATCGTGCAAATCTATACTTTAAGGTCGGTAATTTTGTAGACATCACCTTTGACTCTGAAGAGAAAGTATTGATTCAGAAGATTGCAGACGTAGAAACCTTTGATGAGGTATTGGAGGTTGCAGAGGAGCTCTATTTGTTCTGTAAGAAAGAGAAGGAGAAAGAGGAAAAGGTTGATGATATGGAGATGCCACCTAACATGGGTGGTGAGTCTGAGCAACCTGCCAGTGAACTGATGGAGGTGCAGCAGGATTCTTCTGGGGAGGGTTCTGGTGACTCTGAGGAGCAAACTTCTATGTCAGGAGAAGATCAACCTGATACTGCTCCTTTGAGTGATGAACCGGAGGTTCAAACTGCTGATGCTCTAGAATCAAATCTGCAGGATCTTGTTGGGGAAGATGCATGTGAGAACGTATATGTAGAGATTCCTCAAGTTGATCTCAAGTATATCATTGCTAAAAATGATGACATCCACAAAGAGATTGATAAGTGGTTTAATCATCAGAATAATACTTGTACACAAAATCTTTTTTACAGAGCTGATGAAGAGTTCGTTAAGTTCAAACGATCTGCACAGAAAGAAGTCAACTATCTGGTGAAAGAGTTTGAGTGTCGCAAGGCAGCAGATTCCTATGCCCGTGCCACTACTGCTCGCACTGGAGTTCTTGATACCTCTAAACTGCACACTTACAAGTACAACGAAGATCTATTCAAGAAAGTCTCTGTGATTCCTGATGGTAAGAATCATGGTCTGATCTTTGTTCTTGACTGGAGTGGATCTATGAGTAGGGTCATGCTTGATACGATCAAGCAACTCTATAATCTGATCTGGTTCTGTAAGAAAGTTTCTATTCCTTTTGATGTGTATGCTTTCACGAACGAGTGGAAGAGACCTGAGATTAACTATGAAACTGAGGAAATTGTCAAACCAGCAGATTGGACTTCTTCATATGAGAAGAAAGAGAATCTTCTTGCTGTTCATGAACAGTTCTCTATGATGAATCTTCTAACCAGCAAGACAAATAGTAAGCAACTTGAACATCAAATGATTAACATCTGGAGATGTGCAAAGGCTTTCGGTGATTACTATGGTGCTCCTTATGGTGTCCCCACTCGTATGGGTCTGTCTGGCACTCCTCTGAATGAGGCGTTTGTATGCCTTCACCAGATCCTTCCTCAGTTCCAGAAGCAGAACAAACTGCAGAAGGTTCAGTGTATTGTCCTGACTGATGGTGAAGCAAATCATCTTGCCCGTCACGTCATGGTGAAACGTCACTGGGAGAAGGAACCCTATATGGGAACTCGTCAGTTGCAAGGTGGTGTTACTTTCCTTCGGGATCGTAAGACTGGCAATACATATAAAGTCCCTTTTGGTTGGCATGGTTTCACTGACCTGATGCTTCAGAACCTGCGTGACAACTTCCCGTCTGTCAACTTTGTGGGTATCCGTGTTCTTGAGAGTCGTGATGCAAATGCTTTCTTAAAACTGTATTACAATCTTTATGATCCCAACTATGAACAGATGCAAAAAGATTGGAAAAAACTTCGGAGTTTTACCATCAAAGATTCTGGATATCATGCATACTTTGCTATCTCTGCAGCATCACTTTCTCAAGATGCAGACTTTGAAGTTGATGAAGGTGCAACCAAAGCAAAGATCAAGTCTGCTTTCATTAAGTCTCTTAAGACTAAGAAACTAAATAAGAAAGTTCTAGGCGAATTTATTTCTCTGGTAGCATGACAGAGTACAAAGACAACTGGAGAGAAATTGCTAAAGCATCAGAAAAGGATCCTAAGGTAATGGATATCCTTGAGAATGGTCCCAGGTCTCTTACACAAGCATGGTTACTCCAAGCTATGCGATACAAGTATGGACGGTCTGAAAAGTGAACACTAGGGTCTTCGGACCCTTTCTTTTTGCCCTATAATAACTTCAGTTCAAACAAAACAAATGGGTCTCTCCAAAGAAAGCATTGTCAACTGTCTCCGTGAATCCTATGGTGAGTCTGTGACTTCTGCAGAGATCAAGGCATTCTGCAGCATGAATGACTTCAACTACCAAACCATCACCAACAAACTGACCGACTTCAAAGTTGGCCGTGGTAAGTGGAACCTGGAAGTAACGAAAGAGACTGTAGAAGAACTGGAAACAACTTATAATGCTCCTGCTGCCCTGCCAGCAATCGAACAAAACCTTATCCCCGCGAAAGATGATTCCTTCGTCCAGTTTGGTAATTTCACAGATATTAAGAAAATTATTAAGTCCCGTTATTTCTACCCTACGTTTATCACGGGTCTCTCGGGCAATGGTAAAACGTTCAGTGTTGAGCAAGCATGTGCCCAACTCGGACGAGAACTCATCCGAGTCAACATCACAGTAGAGACTGATGAAGACGATCTTATTGGTGGTTTCCGTCTTGTTAATGGTGAGACCGTCTGGCACAATGGCCCAGTCATTGAAGCACTGCAGCGAGGTGCCGTGTTGCTACTTGACGAAATCGATCTCGCCTCAAACAAAATCCTCTGTCTTCAATCCATCCTTGAAGGTAAAGGAGTTTT